TCTATCCGCCGACGGGAAAGCATAAGGCAGGAGAGTTCAAGACGACGAAGCCGGATACCGACAATCTCTTGAAGCTTTTCAAGGACTGCATGACGAAGGTGGGATTCTGGAAAGACGACTCTCAGGTGTGCTGCGAGTACACGGAGAAGATGTACTGGACGCTGACGGGGATCCATGTGATCGTCGGTGACGCGCCGGAGATCATCGGAAAGGATGTGCTGCGCGATGATCGTGAATCGTGAGGACGTTGTGCAAGCCGCGCTGACGGTGGAAAGGTGGTGCGCGGATAATCAAGACGAATACGGCGCGTGTAAATGTCCTTTTGCTATGGTTTCGGGAAACGGTATTGGCGTTTGCAAGATAGGGCATGATATTCCGTCGGCTTGGTGGCTTGAAGGTTTTTTGCGCACGAGGGGGCTGGATCATGAAGAAGAAGCTGGCGGAAGCGATTGATTACGTCCGCGAGTATTGCCGGGCGAATCATTATCGCTGCAGCGAGTGCGTGTTCAAGTGGCATGAGAAGTGCGTGCTGTATTCGCCGCACAAGTGGAGGATCAAAGATGGAAAAGGACACAAGAGCGCCAACCGATGCGCAGATTGATTTGATTTACTGGCTGATTCAGGAAACGAAAGTCGATCCGAAGTGGTTCTACGGGATCGAGCTATGTACCAGAAGAAAAGCGCAGGAAGTCATCGATACGCTGTCTGAAGGTGTGGACGTGAGTAAATGGGAGGGCTGACGATGGAAAATAAGTATCCGCAGGACGAAGAGAAGAATGAGTACAGGTATATTTCGCCGGAGTGGCTCGATGCGGTAGCACGCGGACTTACTGCGGGAGCCGTGAAGCATCCGGGAGAGACGTGGCGGGAGATCCCATCACGGGAGCATGCAGCTCGTGCGCTCAGGCATCTCAATCTATTCTTGATGGGAGACGTGGGAGACGATCATCTGATCAATGCATCGATGCGCGCCATGATGGCGTTCGAGACGGCGATGGCGGAAGGACAGAAGAAGAAGTGGGAAGAGCTGATGAGAGAGATGGAACGGGGGCGGCTGGCGTGAGTAACATGAACAGATTCGTATTCTGGATAGGGGCCGGAGCTTGTTTGTTCGGGCTTTGCATGGCGATGCTCGGACACGATACGCCGACGCAGATCCGTGGGCTGGCCGAGATGATCATCGGGTTCAAGATGGTGGAAAGTATCTGATCGGAGGGATTCTATGTCGCAGAGGGAATCGAGGGACGGGAACGTCCGGAGGATCGAGTGGGCGATCCGGCACGAGAAGGAGATCATCGACGCCATCGCGGAGGAGAAGTTCGCTCCGAAACGCAGCGGCGGATCTACACGGAGTCGGAGCTTTGTCTCGGATCCGACAGCGTTCCAGGCGATCCGGCAGGCCGAGGAAGTTCGCCGTGTGGACGTGGCAGGGCGGCCGCTGGAATGGCCGGAGCGTTGGCTTTCCGTGGTAGATGCCGTCCGCCGGTGGTGTGATCGTGACACGGTACGTGCGGAGATCTTCCGGCGGCGGTATGCGGGCGAGTCATATATCAGCACGTGCCATGTGCTGCATATCGCAGAGCAGACATACCACTTCGCGCTGAAAGAGATTCGCGGCTATGCCTTGCAGGCTGCGGCACAGGCCCAGGTTATAAAAGTTTTTTAGATTTTCTTATCCTTAGGATAACTTTGTAAAAAACCTGCTATACTGTGTACAGTGGGAATCGTGAATATCCCCCCTAATGTTTTATGCCGGGCTATCTCCTTCCCGGCAGCAGCTTCCGCAAGGGCCGTGCGTATGCGCGGTCCTTTTGCGTATGTGAAAGGTGGTGGTTGTCGTGAACAGGAAACAGGAAATATTTTGCGAGGAATTTGTAAAAAGCGGCAACGCCGCAGAAGCCTATAAGCTCGCTGGCTACAAGGCATCGAGCGCGAAGTCTGCCGCAAATTCTGCGTCTCGTTTGTTGGAGAATGTTGGTATTTGTAGCCGGATTGCAGAGCTTCGAGATAAGGCTACAGACGAGAAGATTCTCGACGCGAAGCAGCGGAGGATCCTTTTGTCTGAGATTGCAAAAAAATACACGGAAGACACGCAGGACAGGATCCGTGCTTTGGACGTCCTGAACAAGATGGACGGGATCTACGTGACGAAGACGCAGCTCTCCGGTGAGGGCGGCGGGCCGGTCATGTTCAGATGGGAGAATTCAAATGCCTGAGATCGTCATTCCGTACAAGCCGAGGAAGATCTGGAGAGAGGTCTTGCATCCGGCGCTGGAATCACATCGCTTTAGTGTCTTGGTTTGTCATAGACGCTTTGGGAAAACGGTCGGCGTCATCAATCATGCGTTGAAGCAGGCCATACTCTGCCAACGTGAAGCTCCGCGCTATGCGTATGTGGCGCCGTACCGTAACCAAGCGAAAATGATCGCCTGGGAATATATCAAGTTCTACTCTTCCGTGATCCCGAACCGGAAGATCAACGAATCAGAGCTATATATCGAGCTTCCCACGCAGCATGCGAACAGATCCGGCGCTCGGATCTACGTTATCGGCGCGGATCATCCGGACGCGCTTCGCGGCGGCTATTGGGACGGAGTCATCTTAGACGAATATGCGCAGATCAAGAAGGAGCTCTGGGACGAAGTCCTCCGTCCGTCGCTGGCGGATCGTGAGGGATGGGTTTGCATGATCGGCACGCCGAAAGGCCAGAATCAGTTTTACGAGATGTATCAGCTCGCGCAGCGTGAGCCTGCATGGTATTCTTGCCTGTACCGCGTAGACGAGACGCATGTTATCCCGGAAGACGAGCTCGAGGACATGATGAAGGGCATGACGGACATGGCGATCCGGCAGGAGCTCTTCTGTGATTTCTCGGCATCGGCATCGGATATCGTGATCACGATCGACATGGTGACGGAGTCCTGCAAGCGGCAGATCCTCCCGAAAGAGGTCGAGGGAATGCCGACGGTGCTCGGCGTGGATGTGGCGCGCTTCGGCGATGACAGCACGGTCATCACGGCAAGGCAGGGCCTTTGGTGTAAATGGCAGCACGTGTTCAAAGGTTTGGATACGATGGAAGTCGCCGGCCATGTCATCGACGCGATCAATCAGGAGAAGGCCGAGGCGGTATATATCGACGCTGGCGCGATGGGTGCCGGCGTCATCGACAGGCTCACGCATCTCGGGTATGACGTGACGGAGGTCGCCTTCGCGGCGGCTGCGTCAGATCAGAGATACGCAAACAAGAGAGCCGAGATGTATTTCGATCTCCGTACATGGATGATCGGCGGCGGGGCGATCCCGGATATCCCGGCGCTGAAGAGTGAGCTTTCCGTGGTGGAGTACAAGTACTTGCCGAGCGGAAAAATTCAATTGGAGCCGAAAGAGCGCGTCAAAGAGAAGATCGGCAAGTCGCCGGACTTGGCGGACTCGTTGGCATTGACTTTCGCATATCCGGTAATGCCGAGAGACGTTTTGCAGAGCAAGAAGCTCTCTCGTGTAAATACAAAGTACAAACTATGGTGAAGGGAGCGATTGAATATGTGCAGTGGTGGCGGCGGTACTCGTACAGAGTATGTTACCCAGAAGGTTGATCCGGCTCCGACTCCGGTCAGCGTATCGGATGTAACGAATTCTGCGTCTGCGGATCGTTATGCTACGGAGCAGGAGCGCAGACGGCGCGGTCAGAAGTCGAATCGTCTGTCGAATGACAGGGCGCAGACGATCCTCGGCAGCATCGGCGACGCGGCGAACGCGATCCGGTCTACGCTCGGTTAAAGGGGTTTTGTTATGTTGAAACAGAGATCAAGGACGCCGCCCATCATCACGGCCAGTGACGGGGCAAAGATGTGCGGCATCACGAGGCGCGAGTGCAACGAGATCATCGGCACGCTGAAGCAGAAGCGGCTGCCGTTCCTGGAGCGGTGGCGTCAGATCCGCGACTATGAGCTTCCCTACACAGGAGAGCTGGACGAATACGAGGACGAGTACGAACAGGCCAGAAGGCATGACGAGCATATCTACAATGCCTGCGCCTGGTCATCGAATCAGATCTTTGCGTCTGGCATCATGTCAGGACTCACGCCGCAGAGCCGTCAGTGGTTCCGTCTCTCGTTCACGAATCGGGAGATCCAGGACATGAAGGGCGCCGGCGAGCTTCTCGATCAGCGTCTGGATATCCTGAACGACGTGCTGAATAAGAGTAATTTCTATAACTCGATCCACAGCTGTTATCTGGAGCTTGCCTTCGGGCAGGCGCCGCTCGGCGTATTCGCAAGTGCGGAGACGGGCGTGCACTTCGTCCCGTTCACGGTCGGAACCTATTTCATCGACGTGGACGGCGACGGGCAGGTCAACACGTTCGCGCGTGAATGGTGGATGACGCTGCAGCAGCTGGCGGACAAGTTCGGGCTCGACAATCTGCCGAGAGATCTGCAGATCTTGTACGAGAGCGAAGCGGCCCGCGATCAGCGGCACAAAGTCTTCTGGCTCGTCATGCCGAACCGGAAGCACGATCCGAGGCGTATGGATAAGTTCCATCTCCCGTATATTTCGCTCTATTGGCTGGAGGCATCGGACGAGAATGAATGGCTTGACGTGGGCGGGTTCTATGAATTCCCCGCGCCGGTCGGCCGGTTCTTGGTGACAGGCAATTCCGCTTACGGCAAAGGCCCCGGCTGGTTCGCCGAGGGAGACAGCAAAGGATTGCAGCTTCTCGAAAAGGATTATCTGACAGCCGTCGAGCTTGGCGTCAAGCCTCCGGTACAATCGGACGCGAACACGGCCATGAAAGGGATTAACTTGATCCCGGGCGGCAACACGATCACGCAGAACGGGAATCAGGTCACGCCGCTCTTCCAGGTCAACTTGGCATTGGATCATCTCCAATTGAAGATCCAGGAGCTTTCGGACAGGATCAAGAGGGCATACGCTGCAGATCTCTTCCTCATGCTGGAAGGCATTACGCAGCAGATGACTGCCCGCGAAGTCCTGGAGCGGACGCAGGAACGCATGCAGCAGCTCGGGCCGGTGGTCCAGAGAATGCAGTACGAGTTCTTGTCGAAGATCATCGAGAGGGTGTACGCGATCCTCGATCGAGCGCATATCTTCCCGGAGCCGGAAGATCCGGAGCTGGCGCAGATGCTCTCGCAGGAAGAGATCCAGATCGAGTACATATCTCCGTTGGCCCAAGCCCAAAAGCTTTCCGGCCTCGTCAACATTGAGCAGGCGGTAAGTTTTGCCGCGCAGATCGCACAGTTCGATCCGAACGCGATGGACAAGCTGGATCTGCCGTCGGCGGTGGATAAATACTGCGACATGCTCGGAGCTCCGGCAGCGATCCGGAGGAGTAAGGAAGAATTCGACGAGATACAAGCCCAGAAGGCACAGGCTCAGGCACAGGCGCAGCAGGCGGCGCAGGCACAGGCGGCAGTCAATATGGCAGTACCGGCAACGGTGGCAGCCAAGAACATGACCGAGGCAGCCAATGACGGCAATCCCGCGCTGGCGCAGATGCTGGGAATGAATCCCTTCGGGGTTGGAGGTAACAGGTTATGACGACAGACGATCGGCAACAGGCGAAACGGATCGAGCACTTACGCGAGGAGGAAGCTCGCCGCGACGAGGCTTCACTCCGCTTCCTGCTCTCCGATGAGAAGGGCCGGTGGTTTCTGTCGCGCATGATGGAGCGCGCCCACGTTCACGAGGTCGCCTCCGGAGATATCCATCAGATCCTGCTTTTCGAAGGGGAGCGCAGAGTCGGCTGTGAGCTTTACCAAAACTTACGGACGCTCTGCTCTATCGACGAGAGCGGGAAATGCTATGAACAATTACAGATGGCCGAGCGCGAATATGGCGCGTATCTGGCTAGGTATCAGAATCGGAAGGAGAGATAATCAATGATCGATCTACAGCTTTTTGCAGACGAGGGCGGCGCCGATGCTGGCGCTGTGGAAGCTCCTGCTGCTGAGGCGGCGACGGTCGAAGGATCCGCGCCCGTGGGAGGAGAAGCTGCCGAACAGCCGGCCGGAGGACAGCCCGCTGCCGAACAGCAGCAAGGCTCGACTCTGCTGGGCGGGGCGGAACAGGAAGCAGCTTGGGATTTCCGGAGCAGTGTGCCGGAGGGCATGGTCTACGACGAACAGTCGGCGGCTGCGTTTTCCGCCATAGCTCGGGAAGCAGGGCTCACAGGTGAGCAGGCGCAGAAGCTGGCAGCGTACGGCATGCAGTACGCCAGGGATGGGATTTCTGCCATGCGGGAAGCGCAGGCTCAACAGATCGCCGGGTGGGCCGAGCAGACGAAGAAAGAGCTCGGCTCGGAATTCGACGCAACAGTCCGTCGTGCGGGGACGGGCATAGAAGCGATCGAACGCTCCATACCTGGCATTCGACAGGCACTCAATGAGACCGGTGCGGGAAACCGGATCGAGCTCGTGAAGGCCTTTGCACTCGTCGGCCAATTGGTGGGCGAAGATAATTTCAGGGGTTTTGGTACTGCGGCGGCGGCAACGACGACGAAGTATCCGAACACTAACTTCGACAATTATTGAGGAGGAATGACAAAATGGCAGTAATTGGCTCTGACGCTTTGACGTTGAGTGATCTTCGCAAGCGTCTCAATCCCGACGGCACGGTCGCATTCGTGATCGAAGCGTTGGAAAAATCGAATCCGATCCTGCAGGATATCCTGTGGATGGAGGGCAACTTGAAAACCGGTAATGTGACCACGGTCCGCAGCATGGTCCCGACGCCGAGTATTCGTATGATCAACAAAGGCGTGGTTCGCGGCAAGTCCAAGACCAAACAGATCCAAGACACGTGCATGATTCTCGAGGATCGCAGCGTCGTGGACGTTGAGCTCTTGGCGCTCCAGAAAGACAAAGAGCGTTTCCGTGCATCCGAAGATGCCGCTTTCGTCCAGGGCTTCTCGAATTATGTCGCTGAGCAGACTTTCTACGGCGACACGAAAGAGAATCCCGGTACGTTCAACGGTCTGTCCGTCCGCTACAACGAATACGCCGGCTCGACTTCTGAGTTTGGCGATCCTTCGTACCAGGTTCTCTCCGCCGGCACGCCGGGCAGCAACACGAACACCACGGCATTCTTTGTCGGCTGGGGCCAGAAGGCGACGGTCGGCATCTATCCGGAGGCGACGATGGCCGGCCTTAAGATGCGCGATCTCGGCGAGATGACGGTGCATGATGCCGACGGTCTCGAGTACCAGGGCGTTGCGACGCTCTTCAACTGGAAGGTCGGTCTGGCCGTCCAGAATATCCGCGCGAACGCGCTGCTGCGTAATATCAACGTAGCGGCATTCGATTCCATGACGAGCGCGCAGAAGCTGGCTCTCATGAATCAGCTGACGAAGACGAAGAACCGTATCCAGAATCTGGAGAGCGGCGACAAGAAGGTCGTCCTGTACGTCAGCCCGGCGCTCTATGATTTCTGTGAGTGCTATTTGAATGATAAGACGAACGTCTTCGTGACGCAGCAGACGCTGATGAACAGCACGCCGACGCTCTACTTCAAAGGCATTCCGGTTCGCAAGTGCGACAGCATCAGCGAGACCGAGTCGGCTTGCGCGCAGGCTTAATGGAAGGGAGGAAAACAGATCATGATTTTCGATAAGGAAAATATGTTTTTCAAGGATCAGGCGCTTTCCGCCACGACGCTGACGTCTGACGTGATCGACGTCGGTCCGGGCGAGGCTTCGAATCCGATGCACATGGTGGTCGACGTTACGCCGGACGCCGGCGCAGGCAAGGTCACGGTGGATCTCCAGACGAGCGACGACAGCACGTTCTCGACGTACTCCGTCCTCGGCCAGTTCGAGTCGAAGACGTACACGACGAGCTTCGCGATCTCCGACGACACGATGGCGCATGTCATCTCCGCGCAGATCCCGCGCGGGAACCAGGGCTATCTCCGTACGAGCGTGACTTCCACGTTCACGGACGGCGAGATGACGGCAGCTCTCGTTATGGACGACGATATCCTTACGGCAGACAAATGATTCTTAGAGGCGGGGCTTCCCGCCTCTTTTCATGCGCCCGAGCGGTTCGGACGTATGAAAAAGGGAGGGAAGATTATGATCACGTCAACAGATATATGCAATCTGGCGCTTGCGTATCTCGCGAAAGGCCGGATCATCTCGATGGAAGAGAATACGGAAGAGGCGCGTCAATGCGCCATGCATTACGATCACTGCAGGAGAATGCTGCTCAGATCCTATCGGTGGGGCTTCGCCCGCCGGACGGAGAAGCTGGCGCTCACGGACGAGAAGGTTCCCGGCTGGCGGTTCGTGTACGGGTATCCTTCGCAGTGCCTTTCCGTGCGGTTCGTATTTCCGGAGCATTGTGCGGCGCGGAAGGAATTCGACAGATGGCAATATGAAGTCGCCGACGTCGGATCCGTGAAGGTCGTCTGTTCGAATGTGGAGCAGGCGTGGTGCGAATACACGGAAGACATTACGGAAGTAAAGCGTATGAGCGAGGAATTCGTCGAGGCTTTGGCCCGATATCTTGCGGCGAGCATGGCTATGGTGATCACGGGCAACGCCGAGATGATGAGCACGAACTATCAGCTCATGCAGGCCGTGCTCATGCAGGCCGAGACGGAGAGCGCACGGGAGCGGGAGCATCGTACGGAA